GAATCGGTCGCAAGGTCCGAAGCTTCCAAACCACAAAACGCGCCCGCTAAATAATAGTTACCCGACTTAGACTTCAGGGCTACCCTAAAATTACCTTTCAGAAGGCTCGTTAATGCCAAACGATAAGCCGTGCTATCCATAGAGGACATAACCTTAATAACAACGCTCTGATCCTCTGCTGCGGGTACTGTATCATTTGTCTTAATCGCTTCCTGATACATTACGGAATTGTTTACAGAGTTAACTACGTACCCCTTCTTCCCGGTTAGCATCGTGATTGTCCCCGCACCTCCGGTCTCCGATATGGTGGAGATGTCCGATGAGTTGATAATAATTGCTTCATCTATTTCACCCGTTCCGCCGGTCAATACAAAATTAGCGCAATCAAATGTAATATCGCTATCTAGTTTTTTTAAACATGCCATATAATATCCTCCCTTATGATTCTGTTACGATAGCCGCGGCTCTCAATGTATTATAACTAGCATCCGCGAAGCTTAGACGGGTCTCGCCGATAACGTTTTCAGGCGTTGACAACGTGATAGTAGTAAAACCGCCGTTCGCGTTTAAGTCCTCCGAAATAGCTGTCGCACTCAAACCATAATTAAACCCGTACGCCCGGATTCTTCCCGCTTTAGTTTTAGCAAGCGCTAGGAACGTACCGTTTAAAATCTGATTTACAATCAGAGTTCCGTTTATGTCGCTCTGATACAATGTGAACGTAACCGCCTGCGTTAATGCGGTTGGCGCATTATCGTTTTCCTTGATTTCTTCCGTAGCGTTTACACCCTTCTTATTACCCTCAACCAACACGGCCTTAGTGCTCGCGGCTAGTGTTACAGTAGCTATGCCACCTGCTACGCTCTTTGAAGCGATATCCGCAAAATTGATAAGAAGCATTTCGGCTACGCCTGCCGCTCCTCCGTCGCAATCAACTAAGATCGCTTTATTTAATTTACTTAAGCATCCCATATTTTAAGCTAGTTTTGCGGCTGTGATTGTCGTCCACGCTGCCGAAGCGATTGTTGTTCTATTTTCTCCTCTAGCATCGTCCGGCGTTTTAATCGTGATCGTAGTAAAACCGCCTGCCGTGTTAGAATCCGTATCAGCTTGAGAAATTTCAAGCCCGCATTTTAACCCCGCCATGATTGGCGACGCGTTTATATCGTTAAACTTGATAGCCGCCATAAACCGCCCGGATAACAAAGCCGACATAATGCTGTTAGCATCTGTTAAGTTTTTGTTATATAGCGTGAACATAACGGACTGATCCAGTCCTGCCGAAACGTCTGATAGCTTCAGAGCTTCCGTGTACTTTGCGCCGTTCTTGTAACACTCAACCGGAACGGTTTTCGCTCCCGACTTCAACGTTATTGCCGTTATGGAGTTGTTGCCGTCAACGGTTGCGCCAGTTACATCATCAAAGTTAATCAGATACATTTCAGCGATACCTACGCTACCGGGTTGGCAGGCGTAGGTAATTGCTTTATTTAATGTCTTTATACAGGCCATTTAACTTTGTTTTATTTGTTAAACACCTGCTGCGGTGCACAATTTCAAGTATTGAGGAACTGCAAGCATAGCATCGGCCGCAAATACGGTTGTACTGTAATACTTACGGTCTTTAGCGTCACGGATGAACGGATCAATAGTCAGACTCGCATCTTCCAGCGCCAACTGGATGTTAGTTTTCGGTGAGAAAGCGATGAAAGACTGAACTGTCAATGCGTCACCTTTAGCGCTGTTAGCCACGTGTCTCAACTCGTTCAACTTGTAACCTTCAAAGTAGTATGCAGGTTTGCCGTCCTCGAAATTAGCCTGTGCCAAGTGGTTATCTTTCGCCTCTACCAAATCTTTATAAGCACGCATAACGTTGCTAGTTACGTAGAACTCTGAATCGTCCAATTGATCGGGGCGTTGGTTGTCAATACACCATTTCAGACACTCCAAAACGTTTGCGCCTGCGCCCGAAGGAACAAGGGCCTTAATAGTTTCGGTTGACGCCTGCATCTGCTTGATGATACCGCCGTTTTTAAACACAGTGTACTCACCCGCTGTATCGGTTGTTTTAAGACCGTCCAGCCATACAAGACGTAACATGTCAGCCTCGAGAACTTTCAGAATTTCATTCTGCATGAAAGCCGCCAGCTGTGTTTGATCGAAATCATCCGAAAGGTGGACGCCCTTCGCAACCATTTTGCCCCACAAGTCTTGCAGACAAACCACGATAGGCAACTCAATCTGTGCGTGATCGTAGTATTTCACTTTATCCTGCAAAGCGCTATACTTGTATTCGCTGTCGCAACCCGCGGAACGTCTTACTGCCTTGTCGGTTGCAGTGAAAGTCAAGATAGGTTTACCCTTTTCAATGCCCGCCAACACGGTTACTCCGTTGGACAATTCGCCTTCCAGTCCCAGCGTCAGGGAAATAACCTCGGATAGGCTGTCAATATTCAATTTGTTTAAATCGCTAAATGTAAATGCCATAATTTTAAAGTTTTAGTAGATTAATATTTGTATTTTTTACGCATTTCCGCCGCGGCCTTCTGAACCTCTTCACGGCTCAACTTTGTTCCGATCTTGGTTTCTGTCTTTACCTCTGTTTTAGCTGCCGCGGGTGCGCCTGTACGCTTGTTTAGTTGCGTTTTGAGATCAGACACGGTTTTCTTCAACTCGGTAACCTCTCTGCGGATCGCAGCAAGTTCTTCTGGTGTAACTGTTTTCTTCTCTTCTTTTGGCTCTTCTTTTCCTTCGCCATCCGCGAACTCATCCTCCTGCCCTTCTTCGCGTTTAACTTCGCTCTCAACCTCCTTCACGTCTGAAATTTTTCCCGCGATAACGGAAATGATCATGTCCTCACCTTCTCCAATAGAAATGTAATAATCACCATCTTCTACGGGTTTGCCTTCGGCGTCCTGTACCTCGTCACCCAATGCAGCTTGTTCGCCTTGAGCGATAATAACAAGCTCTTTGCCCTCTTTCGTTGTGACGGTTTCCCTAGCTAGCTTAGTAGACTTAACCAGCTTAGCCAAATTTGTCCAAAATTTACTCATTGATAATTTGTTTAAATTGTTATTAAATAAAGAACTAGTAGCCGCGGGAAGTCCCACCAGATCGGCACTAAATAATTCTCTCACTTCTGTTACGGTTGCGGTTTGCGCTTCCTCGTCCAGCTCTTTAATGTCAGACTGATTTACCGATACGCCCAATAGCTCCGGCTCCTTCTCGATCATCGCCACCATAAAATTATATTCGCTTTCCAATGCTTCCGACATAACTAGATCGGCATAAACGGCATTTTCGTCGTGCATGAAGTTGGTAAAATGCCCTATATACCCGTCCAGCAAGTCCGTACCGTTATGCGTGCGGCGTGCATGAATAGGCCGGGAGTTACCCAGACTAACCAGAGACGGGAAAGCACTTGCAGAGATGACTAATTTATAAGTCTTTCCTTCTTCTTCATAGTAGTTCGCGGTCTCCCCGGCTTCTATAATGCGTAATTTTTCAAATACTTTCATATATTACTGTATTATTAGCACAAAGATATATTATTTAACGGCACGAAGCCGCGGCTTTACCTATGATTTACAGGCTAGCCGCTACCTGTACGCTATTATATTGTTGTTGACCCTCGTCTATGTCGGTAACCGCTACACGCGGTGCGGGAACGCTGGCCACCGAATCGTACATGATCGCCGCCAGTTTCCGCAAACTGTCATTTGACAGGCTGAAATTACTAGGTAACTGCATTCTTGCACCGCCACCCACGTCGATCTTGCCACCATTGGCGTACCTGTATACACCCGAAGAGCCGAATGAACGCCCTCCGTACTCCATGTTAAGAGCTGATAACGCGTTGATCGCGCCGGATGCTTTACGATTGAGAATGTACATGTTCTCACCGCCTTCCGCTTCGAACTGTTGCCCGTTTGATCCGGTGAACGTCACGCCGCCCGCTGAATGACTAGGACCATAAATCTGCCCACCTTTCGCGTATTTCTTCACGCTTGTATTGATCTTAGTGTCCGGATCTTTAGTCTTGTTGATGCTCATCACCTGTTTCATACCCGCCGCCACTACGATAGCCGCCTGCGCGATACCCCAGATACCGCCCTGCGCCAGTGCTTTAGACGCTCCCAGGTACGTGTTGATAAGTGCCTGCGCCGTGGCAAACGCTTTCCCAGCCGCGCTCTCTTCGCCTAACAGGCTCGAGAGTTGTCCGGCTGTGCCCGCCGCCATCTCCAATTGCGCATTATAATATTTACGTTTAATATCGTCCTTCATGATCTCGAAACGCTCGGTTATAGCGGTTGTTTCCGCTCCGATCGCTTCCGCGTTCGCGATCTCGGCCGCCTTTTGCGCGTCCAACCGGGTTAACTGGCTTTCCAAGTCGTTAGTCATTTTCATGTCAGCTAAAGCTCGTTCGTTCTCTATGTTGAGGGCTTGACGGTCTCGCTCCCGCTGGTCTTCCTCGTCCTTCCGGGCCTTGACCTCCGCGGCGTATTCCAACTCGAGTTGGCGAACGTTGTTTATATACTCCTGTTCTCCGATCAAACCTTGTGCGCGTCGGTACGTCTCAATCTCTATCTTTTGATCGTTCACCGCTTGCAGTTCTTGCAATGAGATTTTAGCCCCTTCAATTTCCCGTTGGGCTATGTCCAGCTGCATTGCGGTAACTGCTTCCGAATATTTCTTAAGTTGCGCGTCCTGTGCGGCCTTAATAGCGTCCTGCGCTTTCTTTTGCGCTTCCGCTTCCTTTTTCGCCGCGTCTTCCGCTGCCTTCGCTGACTTCGCTGCTGCTGCTTGCGCTGCTGCCGCCCGCTTGTCACGCTCCTGTTTGATGAAGCCGGACACCTGCCCTGCCATTTCCTTCTCCTGTGTAGCGTAGCTTGCTTTTGCCGCTTCCAGCGCTGCAAGGGCTTCCTGTTCTTTCCTGTAATCCTCGTCACTAGTGTAGCCTAGTTGGTTCTCGGCTTTTATCTGCTTGTATTTAGCTTCCAGTACGGACAATTCCAAATCGCGGATCGCGTGCAATTTGTCTGTAGCTTGCTCCAGCAATTTAGTACGTTCCGCCGCCGACTTGTTTTGATCAGCCGCCAGCGTTTTAAGCTCCTCCATCTCGCGGCGCATCTGTGCCATCGGGACGAGTGCCGCCGTTTCAGCCTGATAAATCTTCTGTGTTTCGCCTGCCAGCCGGGCACCTTCCGCCGCCGCCCGCTTCGTCTCTTCACTGATAAGCCCTAACTTATCCAAAAGCCATGTAACGCCTTTAGCAAGGTTTTCAAGAAGAAAGGCTACGCCTTCAAACAATCCGGTTATCCAGTCCAGCAAACGCCCGAAAACGACCTTAAACGGCGCGAACGCCGCATTTAAGCTAGTCGCTAACTCGCTGTTGCGTTTCATCAGTTTCTCGATGATACCGATGAGAGTTAAGACGAGCGACACGACGAATATAATAGGGTTCGCTTTCAGAGCCGCGTTGAACGCCTGCACCCCGGCGATGCCGCTCTTCATTTGTCCCACCAGCGCGCCAGTCCCCCCGGTTAACCCTTGTGTCTGTAATATGCCATCCTTGACGCTCTCGGCGTAGTTACCGACGTTACGGCGGTTGTCGCCTACCGACTTTTCCAGCTCCTTAAGTTTATCCGATAACGCTTTAGTCTGCTCGGTTAGGTCTTGCCCTTCCTTGCTGGTAGTCCGTTGCGCCTCGCTCATCTTGTTAAGCTCCGCGGTGTTTTGCGCCAGTTGAGCGCGTAGGGCGTTAACACTCGTAGACTCGTTGTCCAGCAAGGTTTTTGTAGACTTGATCTCGGCGTTATTCTGTTTGTTCGCTTCGGTATTGTCCAGTATCGCCTTCTGCGTCTCTATGAGGGACTTGTTAAGCTTTTTAACCGTCGCTTCATATTTATCCTGCTGTACCAGCCCGTCAGCGTAGTTCTGATTTAGCGCGTCCAGCTCGCGTTTTTCCGCGTTGTACGCCGCCTGCAAATCTTTCTTCGTCTTTGCAAGCGCCATACTTTTAGCTATTAACGCGTCCAGTCCCTTCTCGGCTTCAGACGTACCGAAATTAAGGTCTAATAGTGTTACTTGATCCGCCATATTAATCTACTTTAAATCCATTTTGTACAAAGATAGCTTACAATTCCCGGTTGCTACGTCATACTCGCCTAAAGATTTGATGTAGAAGTAGCTATTCAGCTGCGAAAAGTAATAAGCATCCCCTAATTTTAGGTTTTCAACGTCTCCGTATTCCAGTTGCGCCTTGATCTTCACCTGTATCCGCGACTTAAACATGCGGAAATGTCGGTTTATATACGGGTAATATATTTGGTCAATATACGTGTACAGTTTATAATAAGTCGCTGGGCGCGCAAAAGCTCCGGTTAACCCCATTAAAGGGAACTTCCAGGCATTGTGCGAATATACCACACTCGATTTGTAGGCGTCTTTAACAGGCGTAACCGTCCCGGGTCCGTTACCATAACTGAATTTTTCTTCCCCGACGGTACAGACGTATTGATCCGCGAACTCGTCAGGAACATCTACTGATTCAACACTTATTAGCTTGTCGCTCCAATCGTGTACATGCGTCCATGCCGTAGACGTACCATCCCGTAGATCGGCGTCTATTACCGGCTCTATGCGTAACGTACCGTTGCGGTAAATCTTTCTCCAATGCCATGCGGTACACAAATCATCAACTATATTTTTAACGTCCGAATATGGGAAATCAATAGGCACGAACGTGACCGCATCATATTGTGGCTTAAGAGCCACATCATACACCAATTGCCCTGCTCCGCAATTTATTACCTCTTCGGGTGAATAACCATCAGGGAACTTAAAATATTCCGTGCTTGGAACGTTTCCTATAGTTGCCGATAAATAGAGATATTTATCCGCTTTTGGATATAAAGCCACACTTTGATTTACGGGGGATGTATATAGCCATACGCGTTCGGATATCGCACTATGATACGACATATTCCATCCTATGGCGGTTGAAGCCCCGTTTATACGGATAACGGGTTTCGTAGCTGGTATGCTGTCTCCCAAGTACTCAACTATCATCCGAAATCGAATATTTTCTCCTGTATTTAGCAAGAACCCGGCGGGACCCCCCCCGTCACGATCCCCGAAATACGAAGCGTACCCGTATATGGTAGCGTTATCCATAACTATTTTGGCTTTTTTAGGGTATATATATCCGCCCCGTCCTTTAGCGCTATCTTTCGGTATTAGTTTAACTTTTCCCGTAGCTACGTTGTCCTGCCATGTGAGATAACCACGTTGGCACACGATCGTAGGGGTAGTTACATCATAATCCGCCGGGAGACTTCCATCCATATACCTAGGATTTATAGCCGGGAACGTTATTTGCGGGAAGTCCACATACTCGCGGACTATATTCTCAAGATTAGCCGCTCTTAAACTTAATCCGCCCCCTTCTACTATACTATACTCGGGGACGGTTGATATAGGTAAACTAATGTCAGCCCATTTGTCTGTACTCTCTATAAGGTTGATCGTGTAATCCGTTTCTGTCGCTGACACCTTCGCGTAAAACCGTGTAGGCTCGTCAGACACATAAGCGTAATATTTGAACGGAATAGACAATACCGAAACCTCGGCTATGTAATACTCACAGTTTAGAAGCCCCTTGTTAAGCCCTATGAACGTCCGGTCATTGTCCGGCGTTCTCGGCACTTTGATCGACGCGCTAAATGCGACGCTGTCCCCGGTCATAGTAACCGGGGAAATATTGTTTAATGCGATTTTGACCGTTGCGTTATCTAATCCGTCTATGTCATAACCGTTAACTCTCAATGATACTATTTTCATTTTCTATTCTTGGTTTAGTGTTACCTATACATCGTCTGTAGCTCCGTCCTGTATAACTGTTATGTTGTACGTAGTAGACCCCGCCAAACTCTTTAGGACTATGTTACCTGTTCTTGCTTCACCTGTGTTGGCGGCTACCGTTGCGGTGAGATTAGACGTACCCGCGTTACCGCTAAGCCTATTAACGGACACACCGATTTGAGCAGTTGTTGCGTCTGACGGGGTGATATTTGCCAAAGGCTCTTTTTGCGCCCTAAAAATAGCGTAAACTGCCCCGCTTATATTTACGGTTTTAGTTTGGCCTTCCCCCGATATTAGATTAATACCCCCCGAAATACATTTCATGTCCGCGTCAAATGCGAACATCACTACATTGAATCCAGGGACAAACGCCCTGATGAATAAGGGTTTTCCATATACGGGAACAGGTTTCTTCGACCTTATATAGCCGTTAGACGCAAATTTCATGTCCTCGTAGGGTGTTCCGGGCGCACCTGTTAGCCCGCCTTGCTCGAAATCGTCCGCGGTTAACGTTACCATCTCCCCTACCGATATCCAGCTCGGTGTACTCTGTACCTCCCATGCCGCGTTGCTGTATATATTGTTAACCCGTCCTTCCCCATACGCCGCGTCGACCGTCCACGGGTCATTTTGTGCGCTAAAAACAATAGCAGGCGTAGGCGGCTGATCCGGTGCTAACGGAAACATGTAATTATCTTGCAACTCGGTTGTTCTGAACCGTACCTGCTGTCTGTACGTCTTGGTACTGTTAGACCAGCGCGCACCCGTGTCTCCTGAAACTTCCGCCCTGAATCGTTTTGATTGATATTGATTTATACCCGAAATGTCCAAATCAAACACGACATTAGACGATACCAACAATTCTTGATAGACGTTGTACCACTCTTCGCCGTATTCTAGGTTTATAGTGATCTCGGCCTGCTCTGTTACGCCGCCGCGTCCCCGGATCGGCGTGAACTTGTTAGACCAAAAATAGTCCTTAAACGCCGCCCAAAACCATTGACCGTTGCGCATGTTCCATCTAGCGCGAAGGGCGCATTGCATACTCTCATCATAAACAACGTCAGTGTGTAGCTTAGCTTCGTAGTTAATCACCTGATCCATCCCGGACCCCCAAACGTTCTTAATAGTGAGCTTCTTAATGTACCTGATATCAATAGTATTCCCCAGTACATAGGTAGTAGGGAAGATAGCCGAACTAGGCGCGCCTGTCACGGGTTCAACCTCGACCGGGAACGCGTCAAGCGGGTGTATGCGGTACGGGAAATATATGTCCAGCACCTGCCCCGGTATGCGCGGTTTTGGCGGTTGGGGAAGCGCGATATCAACGCCTAGCGTGTCCCAATACGTCTCGTCGCAATGGAATACAGGAAGCACGACCTTAACGTTAATGTCGCTACTCCAAATGTTTACCAGCTGTTGCGGGAACGCCGGGTCGCCCTGCGACTTGTTACGGTCTGCGCGTGTCAGCAATGGAGCGGCGAAAGACAAATCTAGGTCTACGGTCTCCTGATACGGTAGCGTCACGAGCTTCTTAATGCTCCCGCCGTCAACCACTTGGATATACACGGGGTACTCGTTTCCGCTTATGAAGTCCGGCTTCACGCGGATCATCAGGGGACGCGTAGCCCACACGGGTAATTGCCCGCTATAAGTGTCTCCGCCTGTGAGCGTTGTGCCCGCTATCGGTATTTGTACATTCATCTATTTAATATTTAAAGTGTCAATAATAGCATATCTGATTATAGTTACTATCTCGTTTTGTAACTTCAAAACTCTTGCGGGGTTGAGGACGTCCGAAACTACGCCGCCGGGGTTGTGGCTGTTAGGCACTTTGATCCCGAACTCGCCAATAGCTTTCGCGATCGGATAGGCTGCGGTTAACGGTATGTTCGCGCCTTGCCTGTTCTTATCCTCGATCCATTTACGGATGATCCATAATGGCGGACGTTTACCCGCAATGCGTCCGCCTTCCATTGCGCCTACATAGCGCGGCGCTGTGATCCGTGCGTTATTGCCGCCTACGGCTAACTTCAGTTCTTTAGCGAAGTTACCGGATGCCACAAGCCCTTTAGCCCTGTAAGATGCTTCTATGTCGTCCCGTAGCTTGGTTAGCAGCACCTCTATTTCCAACATCGCGTTTCGTGCCATTACTCGGATAGATTAAGAGTTATCTCCCAGCCTGATTTGGGACTGTCGTATATGTTTTGACGTTTGGTTACCGCTGCACCCTCGGACTCGTAAAGGCAAACCGCCCTCTTCGCTATGTCCGTTATAACGGTGAACGTCCGATCCAGTACGTCGATCTCGGACACGTCGTCACGCTCGTAGTGAGAGGTCCCCAGTACCTGTATAAGCACGGAGATCGAGAACTCCTCGGCGGCGTAGTCGTTATAGTCCTGCCGTCCGCCCGGAACGTCAACGAAGATAAAATCACCCGTTATATCGTTCGCCAGCCGATTGCGTGTGGATTCATCTCCGAAGAATACGGGAAGCGCGTGTTGCGCTCCCCATGTTCCAACCTGATCTAGTATCCCTTTAAAAGTCATATTGAGTTTTTACGTTATTATCGTATTCAGACGCGTTTACATCTGTAATGGTCCGTTTTCCCGTCCACGTTTTATTTACTGTTTGGTTGTACGAACCGCAAAGAGTTATGTCGCCTAAGATATATAGGTTTCCACCTAATATCGCATTATCTTTGATGGTAACAAAACCTGAACTCGAACCGGAAAAAGAGCCCGCCGCTGTTATTGTAGCATTATCCCGCATAACCAAGGTTACTTGAGTTCTAATACTCCCCAACATCTTAGAATTGTCATACATGAATACCTTCAAAGCCGTGAGACTCGACGAAGCAACAGGTTTGTACACGGCGTTGCCCTCCATAACAAGACTTGCAAACGCTTGTACATTTTCGGAGGTCTTGGTACATAACGTATTATCCTTCATATACGCGCACCCGTTAATAGACACGCCCGACATAACCGCGTTACCGCCGAAGTAGCCCGATCCAACTACGCTAGCGTTGACGAGTGTAGCGTTATCCTCTACGCGGATATTGCCCTTCATGTTGACCGCCGTCTCTCGTGTGTTCACGATCTTACAACCGTTGTACACCGTTACGGTTACGCCTGCAAGGTCTGCGGGTGTGACCGCCCCGCCCCCGGCTTTGCCGAAGAATAGATACGCGTTAGTATTAACTAGCTGTGCCGCCGGAACGCTCGATTCCCCAGTAGCAAGTACGGTTAGCCCTTTTACGACCCCATTAATATCAGTACATACGATAGATCCCTCAACCCCCATAGGACAATTTATAGTTAAGCCATTAGACCCGTTAACGCGGAACGGGATTGGCACGCACACACGGTTTGCATTCGCTGTTACCCCTGTAATTGTTTCTCCAACAACTATGGTGTTAAACGTACCTTGAACCGCACGCGGTTGAACGTTCAGAACCTGTGCCACTGGATGGCTACGTACTTTGTTGCCAAATACGTTCGTACCAGCGACGTCAAACAGACCGTTTAAATACGCGTCCTTGTAAATGGTTGTGCCGTAACTGGTTGGCAAGTTTGCAGATGCTATGTTCAGGGACTTGACGCTATCGTGAGATTCCACCAATGCGCCAAAACCGTTTGCATATAACCGATACATTCCTTCCACCTCTGAACTAACCAATGTTATGCCAGCGTTAGCCGTTGCTTTACCCAAATCAGTTTGAGCCAACGCGAAATCAATGTTCTTGTAAGTGTTAGCTATTTGCGTGTGATGGTAGAATAAGCCGTTCGGAACGTTACAACCTTGAAAGATGAAAGGCATTTTAGCCGCTTGCGCTGTTTCCACTCCTGGGAAGATCGTAGGTGATACGGCGAAGTTATCACAGTCCGTAGCCTGAATACTGTTGTAAGATCCCGCACTTAAGTTGACGGTGACTACGCCCGAAGCTGTTAGGTTCTTAACGTTGGTGTATAACCCGGCTAGTATAACGTCGCCCGTGGTTGAATCCAGCGTTGCAGTCGATCCAATAATTTGTCCCATAATTCGCGCACTCTTGCTGGAGAGGTGAGTACCGATGGATAGCCTAGAATTTCTTATGATCGCTTCCGGATACTTCGCTCCGAGGCTGAACGTATAACGGCCTCCCGGTATTATACTCATACTTGCTGCGCCCGAAGTATATGCCGAATTTACCTCTACCCGTGAATCAATGACGGAAAGTTTATATTCATAGGTACCTGTAAACGTGATTTGCGCTGCTGTCGCGTCTGCCGGGACTGTCGCTGCTACCGGTTCTTTTGACAGGACAATATACGCGTATTGCCCTGCTGGGGCTGTGAGTGTTACCCCCGTACCGGAAACTTTGAACGCTGTAGAACCAGTAACCGTCCCGTCACGGTCCACAGAAATAGCGCGTAATCTATACCCCTCGACCGCGGCGCCAATTGATAAGGTGCTACCTCCTAGGAATATAGGATTTTTGGAACGTATATACGACGATGAACCCAATTCGCTTATCGGGCTTCCCACAACGGGCGTGTCTATTGTACCTTGCTCGAAGTCGTCCGCCGTCAGTACTACAGCGTCCGTGGCTGTCGGATCCGATACAAAGCGTAATGGGCCACCCACCACGACACTAGACCCTAGAATGTCTACGGCGGGCG